TGAGCAAGGTGCTGTTCAAAACGTTGCTACCGCTGGTCAGTTTGACCTCGATATCGACTCCAACGGTCGCTGGTCTGTTGAGAAGTTCAAAGGACTTCTGTTCCAGATCGAAAGAGATGCTAACGCTATTGCACAAAGAACTCGTCGCGGAAAGGGTAACATCATCCTTTGTTCTGCTGACGTTGCTTCTGCACTTACAATGGCTGGTGTTCTCGATTACACCCCTGCACTTAACGCTAACCTTAACGTTGATGACACTGGCAATACATTTGCTGGTACTCTCCAAGGTAAGTACAAAGTGTATATCGACCCTTATGCTGCTAACCTAGTTGGCACAGGTGGTCCTCAAGGTGGAAACCAGTACTACGTTTGTGGATACAAAGGTTCCTCACCTTATGACGCTGGTCTATTCTATTGCCCTTACGTTCCTCTTCAGATGGTTCGTGCAGTTGGCGAGAACAGCTTCCAACCCAAAATTGGATTCAAGACTCGTTACGGTATGGTTGCTAACCCCTTCGCTGAAGGAACCAACCAGGGATTGGGCCGTCTCCAGACGAACCAGAACCGCTACTACCGTCGCGTTACAGTCAAAAACCTCATGTGATATAGATGGATATATTTCCATTTGTTACAAGGACCCTTCGGGGTCCTTTTTTTATGGTAAAATATCTGAGTACATTTATAGGAGGGAGAAAAACATGACTCTCAGGTATAAAATCAAGAAAACTCTTGAATCTCCGAACCGAGGGATGGATTCAACAGAACGATTTAGAAAAGATGTTCTGGAACGTGAAGACCAAATTTTTATTCTTAACGACGATCCAGCATTGAAATATGCAAGAGAACATATGCCAAATGGATTGGGAACCAGAAACTTTGAGAAACTTTGTGAAACTAACTTTGGATATGATGACCACAAAACTGTAGTTGCATTTTCCGTAGATAGAAATAACAAAGTTCTAAGAACTTGGTGTAATAAGTATATGCATAATTCTCCAGAAGGAGATCTTGTTAGTGAAACTGTATTTTTTCCACCTGAAATAGGTAAAGAATCAATTAGATACTATAGTAAAGATGGTAGATGGCACCTTGAAATGGATAGTTTAGTTGATTCTTTAAAGAGTGTAGTACTAGAGGATCTTCCAATCCATCTCCAAAGTAATCCTAACTTTACTTAAAAACAGTTAACACATAATATAAGATATAAGAGGTTTTCGGACCTCTTTTTTTTATCTAAATAGATATATGAAAAACTATAAGGACTTCATAAAAGAATCTATTAATGTAACTGGATTTACTGGTTCTTCGACATCTGGTGGTCCAGTAGCAGGATTCGATAAGTTTCTTTTTCCAAGAGATGATGATTTATTGTCACAAGATTTTCAAACTCCTGCTGAGAGTGGTGAAGATAAGTGGGCAAGATTTTTTGGTGTTGTACCGGTAATGAAACTATCACTTAAGAGTAGTGATGATGATGGACCATCTATTGACCAAATGGTCTCTGCATCAAAAGAATTTGTAAATATTGAGGCAGCAAAAACTGCATTAAGATTGAGAAAAACATATGGTCAATTTATGGGAGGAAGATAATAATGCCTAGGCAGATTGAGAATAGAAATTTTTTATCACCAACTGGTTTTAAATTTACTTTAAACAAAGCACCGAAGGTGTCATTCTTTTGTAATCAAGCAAATATTCCAGATTTAAATCTTGGTGTTGCAGTTCAACCAACTTATCTTAAAGATATTGATCAACCAGGAGATAAACTAACTTTTGGTGATTTAACTCTAAAATTTCTTGTTGATGAAGATTTAAAGAATTATATGGAGATACAAAATTGGTTGAGAGGGTTAGGATATCCAGAAAATCTAGATCAAATTTATGAATATCAGAAAACTGGTAATAAAGCATTGGATCTACCAACTAGATCTATGAGTAATGTATTTTCTGACGGAACACTCCAAATCTTAAGTAGTTCTTTTATTGCTAAATTTCAAGTAAAGTTTAGACAAATGTTTCCTTATTCCTTGACAACTTTAGATTTTGATGCTACATCTAATGATATAGAATACTTCACATCAAGTGTAAGTTTCAAATATCTTATTTACGATATAGAAGATTTAGAAGGAAATCCATTATAAAAAATAATTAATGACTATTGATCTTGATAAACTTCAAGAGATGTGGGAAAGAGATTCAAATATAGACCGAGACAATCTACACGAAGAATCATTGAAGATCCCATCTCTTCATGCGAAGTACTTTGAATTGTATAATACTATTTTTCTTTTAAGAAAGAAAGCAGAACAGCAGCGTAAAAATATTCGCCATGAGCGTTATGAATATTTTTCTGGTAAGGCTGATCCTGAGGTATATGTAGAGAATCCTTTTCCAAAGAAGATAAGAGATAAGGATACGATGCAGAAATATTTGGATGCTGATACGAAACTTTCCAATACATCATTGAAGATTGATTATTATGATACGATGTTAGTATATATTGAAAGTATTCTTAAAGTTATACAGAACAGAACTTATCAAATTAAGAATGCTATTGAATTTATGAGATTTCAGTCTGGATTGGGATAATGAAAATTATACAAGCTTTCCCTTCACCAGTAATAATTGATTTTATTGAAAAAAGAGTTGATTATTTAGATATTCCTAATCAAGAATTTGCAAATGTTAAGAATCAAGTACAAGGTCAATATACGACTAGAAGCATAAGAATATTAAAAGATTATCCAAGAATTGAAAAAATATTTCTAGAAGCATTTAAAAAAGTGCCTTTAGAGTATAAAACTGATTTTAAAATAACAACATCTTGGTGTACTAAGATGGAAAAAGGTCTTTATAGTCAATATCATAATCATAAAAATACTTATTGGAGCGGAGTATTTTATCCAGAGGAGAGTGATGGAAATATAGAGTTTAAAAATCCATGTATGAATCTTACTTCTTTTTTTATTATGCCAGAGGAATTTAATGGATATAATAGTAATTCAATGTATGTTACTCCTAGAAAGAATATGATAGTATTTTTTCCCAGTTACTTAGAGCATAGAGTTTGTGCTCATAATAGTGAAGAACCAAGATATTCTCTTGCTTTTAATATAGTTCCAATAGGAGATTATGGTGAAGGTGATTCTTCTATCGTTGGACTCAATATCAACTAGTATGTTTTGATTAAGTAAATAAATATATTCAGATGAATGGATCCTATTGATTAATACACATAATGCTGATGTGGTTATAGGGAAACTGAATGAGGTTAATCTTCAGATAAAAGCGGAACCTCATATCTTTATGGAACTCTCCGACCATTTTACGTTTGACGTGGAGGGAGCAAAATTTATGCCTCAATACCGTAACAAGTATTGGGATGGAAAGATCCGTCTATTCTCAACATCTAACGGACAGATTTATGTAGGATTGCTTGATAAGATTATAAGTTTTTGTAATAGACATGGATATAGTTATCACTTTGAAGATAATAAATTCTTTGGACAACCATTTGAAGTTAATGATTTAATTTCTTATGAAGGTGTTAAAGGTTATATGACTGCTATCTCTAAACATAAACCTAGAGATTATCAAATTGAGGGAGTATGCGATGCGCTAAAGCATAACAGAAGATTATTGATATCTCCAACTGCATCCGGCAAATCTCTGATGATTTACGCTCTTGTAAGATATTATGTAAGCAAAGGGGAAAGAATTCTTTTAGTTGTTCCAACGACATCGCTTGTAGAGCAGATGTATAAGGATTTTCAAGAATATGGTTGGGACGCTGATTCATATTGCCACCGCATTTATTCAGGAAGAGAAAAGGAAACTGATCAACAAGTTGTTATAACAACTTGGCAATCTATCTATAAGTTAGAAAGGAAGTGGTTTGAGAAGTTTGGTGTTGTAATTGGTGATGAAGCTCATCAATTCAAATCCAAATCTCTCATCCAGATTATGACCAAGTTACATACAGCTAAACATAGGTTTGGATTCACTGGAACTTTAGACGGCACACAGACGCATAAGTGGGTGTTAGAGGGACTGTTTGGACCATCATATAAGATCGTTAGAACAAAGGAATTGCAAGAGAAAGGTTATC